AAGCCATCAATGGGTTTTGTTGTTGTTTGTGAGAAACCTAATAATGGTATTAATACCAATGCAGTAAGTAAGATTTTTTTCATTGTTGTAATAAGTTTGTGACTGTAAAAATAGATAACGGATTTTAGTTTTGCAAAAAATATTAGCAAAATATTATTCAAAATTTAATTAACCCAGTTGCACCAGTTCCACTTTGCAGGGCTGACCTTTAATCCAGCTATCAATTTTATTGATGTAGAAATAAGCGTTGTGTTGGGCCAGGTAAATAGGTATCAATAAGTTAAGTTCGGTAATATCTCGTGGAGATAACAAAAAGTATCGTATGATGACTTTAGTGTTTTGCAGTATTTTTTGCAGCTCGGTATAATACTTGGTTTTTAAACCGGGCAGTTTTGAGTTTAAGGTAATGCCCGGCATATCGCACCAGCAAAGATTAGATCCGCCATCGGGTTTATAAAAGTAGGGCACGCTTATAACATCGTTTATTTTAATTGGCGTGCTGTTGCCATCAATAAAAGTTACCGTTTTGCCTAACGAGAGCAGATCAAGTTTTTGGTCGACTAAAATCCTCGGTGCCACACCAATTGTAAAATCGGCCGGCCCGGTTGCCGGGGCCGTTGTATCATCAATCATGACTATTTGCGCTATGGTGCCGCCAATGTACGGCCGGTTAAATGTGGGGCCAAATTTGCTTACCATTAAATCATTAGGTACGGCACTCAAGGTTTGATCATTGATGATAAGCTGATCCCAGCCAAACTTTAGCGGTAACAGGTTTGGATCGGTTTGATATTCCATACTGTTTACCTGCGCGTAACTGCCAAGCTGGTAATTTACCTGCTTACCCTGGTTGATACATTTCGAGGTCCAGTCCAAAGCTATCGGAATGTTACCGATAATATCTTTTAGCGACGAAAAGCTGATGGTTTTACTATAAACATCCGTTTGGCAAATAATGCCGAAGCGCTGGAAAGTATCTTTTAAAAAATCCTTCTGCGCCATATCGGGCAATATACGTTCGCACTGCACCACCTGGCCAAATTGCACATTGGTGTTTTGCGGTACTACCTGGAAAACTGCGCCAGCATACAACGTAAAATAAGCATCGGTATAACCTTCAAAATCAAATGTTACCTGCAGCCCCTCAAAAGTTACCGGGCTTAATGTAGTTGAAAATGATAGCTTGGTATTGGTAAAAGTTTTAGTGTATCGTATAGAGCTGCCGCTGCCCGACCTGCTATCGAATCCGCTTGAAAAATTAAAATTGAACGAGGTTAAAACAACATCGGCATTGCTATCCAGTAGTTTAATATTGATATTTAGGTTTGAACCGTAAGTGCTATCAGGGTGACCGTAGAAAAGCAGTTTAGGTATAGTTACCGTTGCTTCAATGCTGATGACTTCGTCGGGCGTGTAGGTGTTGTTTTTAAAGAACGAGGACGGATCGGACAAAACATTATCAAAGTTGATAATACCGTTTTGCGGGTATTGCGCCGAACCGGTATTACCGGCAGGGTGTTGCTGTGTTTGGGCGAAGGCGTTGCTTACGATGATCCCTTTTTCGTTAGGCTGATTTTGATAATCGAGCCCATGATCAAAACTACCGTTGCTAAATTGCGCGATGAGCAGGGGATAAAGCGGATCGGCTAATAAAGAGCCTGTTGCGGTGTAACCGGTGGATTGTACCAGCAGCTCGACAGCTTTTTTAATAAAAAAGCCGGGGCGTTGGTTTCGCACATCAATAGGTTGGGTAAAATCAACCGGATCAATCAACCCATAATCAACTACCGGGTATATCCAGCCATCCTCGCAGGTATTATTTTGGCTGTCTGCCACGTTCTGCAAGTCCCATCGATGATCGAAAGGCTGCCAGGGCAAGTTTGATCCGTAATTACTCCATTGGCTGGTGCTATCGCCCATGTCGGCAATTTGTCCGCCCAAGGCATCAAAAAAATCAACATTGCCTGATAGGATAGTTATGCTGGCGGTATTGTCATCAATCTCGTTTATTTCGGCAATGGCATTGGGCAAAATTTCGATGCCATTTTGAATTAACCGTGCCTGGAAAATACTATAAGGCGCTTGAGGCGAAAGGTTAGGGTTATACATGCTGATATCATCAACATAACCTAAAATTGCGCGGTTATTTTGTGTAAGCGGAATTTTAAATTGGTTGCTGGTATTACCCTGCTGGTTTTTTACCTCGGCCAAATCATTGATCTGGAAGGTGAGCGCAATGGGACTGTCGTCGGACAAGTCGACGGGTTGGTTGTTGAGGAAGAGTTGGAGGTTGGTCATTGGTTTAGTATCAAGTATTTGTAATAGAGTCAAGAATCAAGAGCCAAGAATCAAGACAAAGGGAAATCTTGCTACTTGCTACTAAATACTTGCTACTCAAAAAAACTACTGTGTTTGTATATTCATTGATGGCATATTAAATGTGATGCTGAATGGCGCCTGGCCGTTGATGGTTTCATACTCACTAAAGGTTGCCGTATTAAGTACCACAGTTTGCCACTGTACCGGGCTCGCGTTAAGCATCATTTGTACTTTGGGCGAATATTTGACGGACTGCAAGCCTTTAATATCCAACACACTTAAATCTTCGGCCATTAACTTCATTTTTTGGCCGGCATCCTTGCTGATTACTTCTTCAACACCATCCTGATTTTGCCAGTCGGTTACAAAGTTTTTGATGATGGTGGCGTTCTGCACATCGAGCGAAATTTCCTGGTTGTAATTAAATCGGTAGTAATTCCACGATCCGGTTAAACCTATCCAGCGCATGTAAACACCGTTGATATCCGGAGCATGATCTACCCGGACTGATTGCGTTTGTGTTACCTGAACCGGGTTGTTGTTGGCGTCGTTATAAAAAACAGTTACAGTGAAATAATATACGTTTAAGGGCAGGCCGAGACTGATGCTGATGCGGTTTAACCCGGTTTGCGCGGTAATGGGCGTGGTAACCAGGTTTTGCGCCGCGATAATGAGCTTTGAGGCATCCTGATTTAAAAGCCAGGTACTATCATCATTCAATAAATAGGAGGTTACATTACTGCCGGGGATAGGGTTGCGGTTAATGTCCTGCAAAATAATTTGGTAGTACAATTGCTGCCCGGCCAATGCTTCGGAATAAATAAAGGCGATATCAAAAGGATAGCCATTGGTGTATGCAGGTTCGGCAAAATCTGTTACCCATTTTGCAGGGATGGTTGGTGCGGAAAAGGGCACATACTCGGCAAGATTGCCACCGTTTTTTGATTGGATCTGTCGGGCGGTGTACATTACATAGTAAGGTGTTGCTATCGGGATATATGACGAGGTAATAGTTGTGCCCGGATTTTGATAATCATCATATTGCTCGGCATACTGAATGGTGTAACTTGCTGATAGATTGGTATCTCGATAATTGATTTGCGTGTAATCGCTGCCATCCTTAGCCCGAAGTAAACTTTGCAGAAAGTTGGAAATATCTGCCTGTACAATTCCCTGGTTATTTGGCCTGTTAACCGAAGTAATAGTATTGATTGTATTGGTAAGCGGATCTACATAAGTGATTAGTGTAGAAATATTATAGTACGGCCGAAGCGTATTCGCATTCATAAAGCCTATTGCGCTACCATTATACGGCGTATTAATAACCACCGAATTGCTGCTGGCAGAAAGTACAATATAAACGCCATTATACGCCCCGGCATTTACATACACATAAATAGTTTGGAAGTTGAGCAATATTACGCCATTGATAGCCGCCGTTGTAATGGCATTTTGGTTGGCGGTGATGGCTGTTTCAATAGCGCTCATATCACCATTAACGTTTACCCGTGCGTTGCCGGTTGTGGTATCGATGATTATACTGGTTACTTCAAAATCCTTACGCTGATACGTAAATATTACAGGATTAAAGGCTGCATTCCAGCGACTGGTATTATTACCGACTGTTACCGAAGGATCAGACACCAGCAGGTTTTGCGTAATAGGCACAGTCACCATTGCCGATACCGAACAGCCTGTAGTGTTGGCATCGGTACAATAAACCGTATAGGCGCCACCATGCAAACCGGTAAACACATTGCTGGTTTGGAAATTTACATTATCCAGGCTGTAATTGATGGGCAAATAACTTGAAGTAGCGTTTACGCTGATCTGCCCGTCTGCCGCGCCGGGTGAACTTTCTGGTTTGATAACGCTGATATTCACGATTTGCAAATCGCATTGATTTACTGGTGGTGATGAGTTTGGCGTACCACTTTGGGCTGTTACCGCCCATGAATTGTTGATGCCGGCAATCGGATCGCTAAGAATACCGGTGTAAACTATCTGAGATTGCCCTGCGATAGTCGCGGTTCTTACCGTGGTCATACCATCAAAATTTTGATTGTAAGTAACCACAATGTTATTACCATTGGTAAGGTCGCCGGTAACAGGATCGATCAACTCGATAATTACCGAACCGTAGATTGCAGGTTCTGCCGGATTTATGCCCGGTACGGTATAGGTATCTATAAATCTTATTTGTGCTAAAATGCTCATATTGGTAAAGCGTTAAGTATTTGGTTTGAAATATCGCCGGCCATTTGTTCTGCTGTCTCGTTGACCTTTGCATTAATATTATCATCACTCAGCGGGCCGCTTAGCAAACCCGGCTTACCGGGATAACCCATCTTATCAATCTTTTTTTTGATAGCCCAGGCAGCTTTTTCGGGGATGCCTTTTTCCTGGCACCATTGCTGTATGCGCTGGATCATGGGCGGGTTGCCGGGTTGAGGGTTTTGAGATGTTGGTGCGCGGCCAGTTTCTACAATTTGAAGGTAGGCGGGGATGTTGAGTTGAGAGGTGTTGCCATTGGTAGTTATGGTAATGTTTTGGGTGTTGATGTTTTGGGATTGGAGCGAGGTGATAAGGTCGGTTTGTATGGTTTGGAGGAGTTGTTGGGTTGGGGTCATAAATATTTTTTAACTGTTATTGCGAGCGGAGCGTGGCAATCTCGTCGAATGCACGACTATGAGATTGCCTCGTTCCTGGCAATGACAAGAGGTAATTAAAAGCTATCATAATACATCGTAGCTAGCGTCAATGTTAAACTCACGCCAGTTGTGTTCACGTCAAACTTGTTATACACGGGTAGCGATTTAGCTTTATCGCCCGCCTTGATGCGGAAATAGCGGCCTTCGCCTTCGCGGTATTTGGCGGCTTTTACAATAAATTCGTTGGCTATTTGCAAGGCCTGGGTTACGTAGGTTTCGTTATCGGAGCTGTATTGGTCAAACTCGGTTTGGTAGAGGAATTCGAGGTATACTGAAAATGTATTATCTACCGAGCCATTTATTTGCGGCGATATTTCGACAGGTTGTAAAGGGTACATAAATACTACGGGATAGGTTGTACCATCGGCTAAGAGGTTGAGTTCGTTGGCAGTGCCGTAGATGAACGTAGTTGGGGTTGATAGGGTTTGGGTTACAGATTGGATTTGGTTGCGTATCATATGTGTTATCTTTTTGAACCGTTATTGCGAGGAACGAAGCAACCTCTATTTAGGCGGGTTAGCTATGCAATTCTCTCTGTGTAGTATAGAAATTGCTTCGTTCCTCGCAATGACGTGTTAATTAAATACTTAAATTTACCTTTGCGCCTGTATTAACTCTGAATATCGCCTTTGATATTCGGCTTCGGTTTTGTTGAGCAGGAGTTTGGTTAGTATGCGCTCATATGGCATATTGAGGATGGTATCCCACTTGGTGATGTCGCCGGCGGAGAGGGAGTTTACCGTATTGATGTACTTAAACTTTTCGAAAGAACGGATGCCTGCCTTTTTCTCCATAACTGTTGCAGGCGATGCCAGAAGCTTATTTTCTGTTTCGATAAGCTGGGATAACAAGTAAAAAAATGCTTGGCAATGGGCAGCGCCTCCGTTACCCTTAGCTTTTTTATTTCGGAGGTGAATGCTTCGGCTTCGTAATCGTTATAAGGTTTGCCCGTAACCCGGCAATAAAAATAGTGGGCAAGTAATTGGCTACAGGCTTTTAGCGATGGGTTAAAATAGTTCTGCCAGTTTTCTTCACCATAGATTTTAATGCATTGGCTAATCTCTTCAGCAATAATTTCCCGTGCCGCCATAAAAGCGCCTGCCGGTTCAATAGAAAGGTTGCTGATCACCTTTACTTTGCCTGATAAAATGGTAATCTCTTTAGGTAAGGCATCGCTATTGTACAATTGCGTAATTTGTTGAGAGAGCAATAATATGCTATCGCTAAAAGCCAGCAGGTCACTTGCATCTTTTACGTTGGCTAAGTGGGCAACAGGTATGCCTGATAGTATGCTGATGGCATCAATATCTGTCATCTCTTTCTTTTCCTGCAAGGCAATCATCTGGCCGAGGGTAATTTCGCTTAAATGGTCCGGCAGTTTTACCAACAGCTTGCCGGTAGTGGTTTTAAGTGTTTTTTCTATCATATAGTTATCAGTTTTTTTAACGGATCGGTGTAGCCGGGTGGCTGATAGGGCAGGCGCGAGGTTACTTTGCCTGTGCCGGTTGTTTTTAATTTATTGAGGGCAATGTAGCGTAAAGGATCTATCAGGTGGTTCCAACTGTCTACTGGTTCGTTAACAGGTTTGCCGGAACGATCAACCTTCCATTTATAGCGGCCAAGTTCTTTACGGAGATTGGTGCTGCGGCGGGTGACGTTTATTTTGTAACGTTTCAAGATGTCGATAGAATGCTGAATGCTATCGGGGCCTTTTTTAGCACCTTTTACATTCCAGCCCAGGCGGATCAGTTCTTCTATAGATTTTGGTTCGGCGCTATCGGCTATAATTTCGGTGCTTTTGCTAATCCCTGCATCCTGCATCTTTCTCGAAATATCGGTATTAGTTAAATGCGTTTCGTAAATCAGTTCATCAACCCAAAGCTCGCCGTTTTGACGATAAACCTCAATGCAGCCGGTTTCATCATTGGTATAACCGAAATCCAGCCCGGCGGCTATGAGCTTGGCACCGGCAGGGATTGCTTCGCAAATGTGCCAGTTGTTGGCGAATACCAGCCCCATAATTTTACCGGTGAGGCCACGGGCGTAAACTTTCCATAGTTCGTGGTCAGCTTCTTTTAGGGCCTCTATCTTATCACGTTCGGATTGTTGCAGGAAGGGGTTGTGCCGGTGATCGGATATAATGAGTTGCACATTGTTTTTACCGATAAGATAGTCGTGTACCCAAAAGTTGCTGTTGGGGTTATAGTCTATAAATACGCGCTTGCGGGTACGGAGCGAAAGTTCATTGAAAACGTCATAACTGATACCATTTGCTTCGTTAATGAAGAGATAGTCTCTCTTGCCGGATTTAGCATCCTGTGCATTTTCGTAACTTTTAAATTCGATGATGGTGCCGTTATGAAATTCGAATATACGGTCGGTTTTATTGTAAGTTTTGACCATAGTTTTTAGCTGGTCGGAATTGTTATAAATTGTCAAGGCATCGCGCAAAGCGCCTGCTTTAAGGTTTGGTATATCCTGGCCCACAATGGTGATCACCTGCTTGTGGTTTTCGCTGGCAAGGCAGAACAACACCTGCTCAATAGCATAGGTTTTGCCCGAACTGGTGCCACCCTGGTTAATAACCGTTTGCGCAGTGGCATTGTAATTTTGTTTGAATAGGATGGTTGAGGTCATTGGGTCATTGGGTCATTGGGTCATTGGGTCATTGGGTCATTGGGTCATTGGTATGACGAATATGCTGGATAGCATTTGCTGCCCTATTTTAAAGCAACTTCTTTTTCTGTAGCAGCAGGTTTGGGTCCGGATTCGATGATTTTGATACTGAGCGTTTTTAATGTGGTGGTTTCTTCCGATTTTTTGGTTTCTGTTTTTTCGTTCCAACCCATGCTTTTTAGGGCGAAGATGGCACCGCTGGTGGAGTGTTGGTGCAGGCGGCTTTCGTAAACGGCTTGCACACGCAGGCAACCGCGTTTGAGTATTTCAGAGAATTTACCGCTGCGTGTACAATCGTCAAACACTTCGCGACTGCTAAAACCAAGAAAAAGGGCTAATCCGCTGATAGTGGCTAATTCTGGTTCGCGCTCGCACACTTTGGTGCGGGTTGGTTTGCCGCCTTCAGTTTTGGGCGGTGTTTTGGTCATGCGGTATTTTCCTTTTATATAGATAAAATATTCGTCGATACGTGTGGTAAGCTCATCAGCTGTGAACTTTGGATATTTAGGCTTCATAAGGTTTATGATTGAAATGCCGATTGGCATAAAAGATATTCAAAGATAGCTAATTAAATTAGCATTGGCAAGAAAATTGTTAAAATTGTTTTATAAAAGAATAATAGAAATTATTTTCTTTTTGAAAAGAAAATAATTATCTTTGGGTATGGAAAAGAAAAAAGAACCACAGCCATATAAAGTAAATGATAGCTCTTATAAAGATTTTATGCTATCTGATTATATGGTGCCTTATGAAACCCTTTTTCAATCGCCCATTGCCAAATTGGGTGCAATAAAGCAAGGCCTTAAAGCCGATGCTATTTCTGATTTGATCCACGTTACTGGTGCAACCCAAATTGATGTAGCCAAATGGTTGGATATAACCGAGCCAACCCTACGCAAGCACATCCAAAGCACCAAGGGCCTTAACCCTGGTATCAGCGAGCACATTATCCAACTGTTTGAGCTTTTTAATAAAGGCATGGATACCTTTAGCAAACTCACCGAGTTTAAAAACTGGCTTAAAACCTATAACCCCGGTATTGATGCAATTCCATTTGATTTGCTGGATACCATAACCGGCATCAGCATTGTAATGAGTGAACTTATTAGGATAGATTACGGGGTAACCGCCTAGTTATTTTGATGGTTTGATTGAGTGAATGAGTGATTGTTTATAAGCTTTTAACGTACTTTAATAATCACTCCATCACTCATTCAATCTATCGCTCCGTAACAATTAGTCCATCACTCCAAAACAATCACTCATTCACTAAATCAGTCCATCACCCCATCAAAAATGCTCACCTACCGCATCGGTCAAACTAAATACGCTCGCGACAGGATTGGGTCGGGGATTGACGCGCGGTGGAACCTGCGGGGGCAGTACGTGATTTATACCGGTGGTTCCCTTGCTTTATCTTGTTTGGAGAAACTGGCGCATACACCCGGTGCATCGCTTTACTCGGGAGATTTTTCAGTTACCGTATTTGAAATACCCGATGGTGTAGAAATTACCGAAATAGGTATTGCTGAACTCGTCGCCACTAACTCCGAATGGTATAAAGTGCTTAATTACCCCATCACCCAAAAACTGGGTAACCAGTGGCTGCAAAACCATGCAACCGCTGTACTAAAAGTACCATCAGCCATTATTGATATGGAGT